GCAACGAGCTGAAGAAGACCACCGCCCATTTAGTTTATTCTTTGCGAGGATATATTCTTCTGTCTTTGACACAATGAAGAATCTGACGGGGCGGTTCTGTAGCTGTATCAAGAAGGTCCGCAAGACGGTCAAGAATGAAAAAGGACCGATTGCGATTTGTGTCAAGTCTGTTTTGCAGAAGAAGGGGCGGACGCTAAAGAAGTTTACGTGTGGAAAGAACGGCAGGGTCATTACGCAGAAGGCACTGCGACCCCTAGGGGGACGTTGAGTTTCTCCAGTGCCTCCTTGGCCGCCATTTGCTCGGCCTTCTTGCGAGTCGTACCCACTCCGCGTCCGTGGATTGATTGACCCTCCATCACGGTGACCCTGATCTCCTTTGGATCGGGTCCAGGGCTCAGCATTGTATAGGTCGGAGTATTCCCAAACGTGCGCTGACAATACTTTTGAAAGATATCCTTGTAGTTTGTGATCGTGGTCACGGCATCTTGAACGTCAATATACGCTTCCATAACCGTCGTCACAAACGCATAGACAATGTTGAATCGGTTACCACAATCTGTCCACAATGCGCCGATAAAGGCTTCAAAGATATCGCCTAGTTTCTGGATATTACGACGACCATTGATGGCAACAGACTCTTCGTTGTGGCGCGAAATGACATAGTAGGCATCCAATCCTACCTTTTGACAAAGAAGACCAATACACTCGTTGTTGACCAGCTCTTTCCGAGCATCGGTCAAGAACCCCTGCTTCTTGTCGGGATACTTGCGACGCAAATAGGTGGCCACGCAAACACCTAATACCGAGTCTCCCTCAAACTCTAGACATTCATAACTTTCATCCTGGAGAGGCATCACACCAGATGGACACGGAGCAAGAGACGCCGGTCGTCCATCGGGGGTAGTGTAATCAGATCGTTTAACATACGTTGTGTGCACCATCGCGGTTTGGAAGACCCGTGGGTTGACAACTCGGTAGTGCGGTAGACCATGGCGGTGGAGGATTCGGTGGATGTCCCGTTCGGTAAACGGCTGGTTCCTTGCATTGTACGGCGAGTACGTATCCGACATTACCTTGTGGTCTTCTGACGAATCTTTTATCCGTTTTCCTACACAATGGGAGCCGCGCAGTCCATGACCTATACTGAAGTCCCGGACGCCTTGCCAAAGCACGATCCTGGCAGGATGATCGAGATCAAGGATGTGCGGTATCGGTGTCCGATCGTAAAAGATATGGCGGTGGGTCTTGTCTTTTTCAATCCTGCGAAGTCGAAGCGAATGCTGATGAACTATCTGTACACTATCGAGAAGCTCAAACTTGCAAAGATCCCGTATTATACACTCGAGTTGGTCTACAATCGGCAGGAACCAGAGATCGCCGATGCTTTCCACGTCTACGCCAAGTCGGTCATGTTCCACAAGGAGAATCTCTGCACCCTCCTGGAGTCCAAGATCCCGTGGTATTATTCGAAGGTGATGTTCTTGGATGCTGATCTGATCTTTGGCAACCCGGACTGGTATTCTGAAGTCTCCTCTGCCTTGTCGGATCACGATGTTGTCCAGCCCTTTACCACGGCTGTCTGGATGGACATCACCTACACCAAGGCGACTCAGATCCGGGAGTCTGTGATCTACATGGACAAGCAAAAAACCTTTGATCACAAGCTCCATCCTGGGTTTGCTTGGGGATTCAGGCGCAAGTGGTTCCGCAAGGTGGGGTTCTTTGAATACGGTGTCACGGGGAGCGGAGACACCCTGTCGGCGGCGGCGTGGTTGGGCGTCAAGTTCCCTCCTACGTACCTCAAGCCCGCGCTGGCTCCTGCATACGAAGTGTTCGACAAACTGCCCAAGCCTCGGATCACCTGCACGTCGGGAGCTATCTTTCACATGTGGCACGGAACTCACGTCAATCGCAGGTATGTCGACCGCCACACGATCTTAGATGGCGTAAAGGACATTCGCAAGGTCATGCGCCCGAACTGGAATGGCGTCTGGGAGTTTAGCATCAAGGGTCTCTCTGAAAAAATGCTCAACTACTTCACCTCCCGGGTGGACGACGGGGTCTAGCCCATTTAAAAATAATGTGTTGTGAAAAGTCATATCACGTTGATGGTGAAGCCTTTCTTCGCTCTGGCTTCCCGTCTGTTGAGCACGAACGGGTCTCTCGTGTGTAATCTTACGCGTATCCAGAGCGGGTTTCTACCCCGTGAAAACCTGGTCCAAGCACAACGTCATCTTGCAGATATTCAGAACGCCCTGCGAGAGATTGAAGAGTCTCTTAATCGCGCTTCACCACCTTCAGCTCAAATCCGTAGTCCGTCTCCACCATCTTCGCCTCTTGGCGCCTAACAATCTCATTCATCAAATCCTCCCCATGCTCCGGAAGGAGCTCATCCAGATATGCCTTCAGCTCTTTCTTAGAGAGCGTCCAACCCTTCTTCCACTGGTTTGGACGCTTGACCGCAAAGATCATACCCGAGCTTGCCAGATTAATCTTGTCGGGGAGTTCCTCGCGAGAGCTTGAATACAGGGCTGCCAGATCCAACTCGATTGTACGTCGCTCATCTCGGAGTCCGTTTGCAGCGACATTGACGTCATTTAGGCGCCGAGTGACATTCGCATAGGCGGTGAGAACAGGCTTGAGAGAATCCATTGTGACTTGTTGTTCTCTTGACTTAATAGTATCCGTTTTAGAACAAGGATGTCTTGGGTAGACGAAGAGCAGGTCGACCGGCTTCGAGAAGTCATCAATAAGCAACACAAGAAGGATCCTCCGATTCCCAAGGGAACTTCCGAAGAAATGTGGACAAACATCCAGCGTCGTCTCCACGAACAGTGCTCAACTGGATCTGCAGAGTGCATTGTGTCGTCCTTGATGAAGAAACCCGCAGCTTCGAAACAGTGGGCGGTCAATCGGTATGAGTGGCTGTCGTCGGATGACATTGATCATGTAGAGAAGGAATACGTCAAGCTGTTTTCCCATTACCACTTTCTTGGTTGTATTCCTATCGACTTTGACCTGAAGAGCGAGACCCAAGAGTGTATTGTCAGTACATTGTGTGCAATGAAGCTCTCCGAGTTGGCAGACAAGGGACATGAACAGATTGGGATTGTTTTCAATACAGATCCCCACGACGGCCCCGGCGAGCACTGGATCGCTCTGTTCTGTGACATACGCCCCGAGTTAGAGTATCCCCGTATCACATATTTTGATTCATATGCCCACCACCCCGAGAAAGAGATCAAAACGCTGATGAAGAGGTGGAAGGCGCAATGGGATGCGACGGGGAAGCATTCGAAACCGATGAAAATGACCTTCAACGCCACACGCCACCAGTTCAAGGATTCAGAGTGTGGAATGTATTGTCTGTACTTTCACCGCTCGTGCCTGATGGAGATCCCAATGCAAGAACGTATCCCGGATGATGTTATTAATGGATTTCGTCAGCTATTGTTTAGAGTGCCAAAAATAGAAGGCGGTATCTAATAATGCAGTTCGTACTTGGAGCCGCACTTGTTGGAGCCCTGGGATACACAGTCTGGCGCGAAGCCACAGACAAGGACGGTGAGGAGAAGGGAGACCGCAAGCGCCTCTGCGACTACTACGCAACCGGTGGCGTCTTTGAGAATGCCAAGATTGTGGTGGAGTCTGGACGCCGTCTCCTCGAAGTTCACCTCTACGCCGATGAGAACGGCAAACCAATCGTAGCCAAGAATCCGTTGAACCTTGGATACGATTATGCATATGATTACTGGACGTTTGATTCAGTGTGTGTAGATCTCATTCAAGCCTGGCAGTCGACAGACGATCCGTTCATCCTGTCGATTGTGCCTCATTCAACCAACACGGTCACCCTCAACCTCGCCGCCGAATGTCTGAAGACAACAGTTCATCGCCACCTAGTTGCAGGCGTTACCGTCGACACGCCACTGGATGAGCTAAAGAATCGCCTGATTGTGGTCTCCGACAATGTACAGGGATCTGAGCTCGGTCTACTTGTGAACCTGTCGTGGGGCGACTCTACTGTACGTCGCCTACTGTATGCACAGGCGATGCATCCCCGCGATCAAGCCGAGCTGGTCGCCTACAACCGCAACGCCATCACTCTTGTCGCACCCGACCCCACCTTCGGCAAGACAACTCTGGATCCAGCGATCGCCTTTGCGTATGGATGCCAATGGCTCCTTTTTGACAGTCCTCGGTCCGCCCCGGGGTTCGTTGAAAAACCGACGGGGTTACAATAACTTCTTGTTAACTAAACAAAATGGCAAACAAGTGGCTCGCTCACGTGAAGAAGACGATGAAGTCCCACAAGGGCATGAAGTTCGGTCAGGTCCTCAAGCTGGCGAAGAAGACCTACAAGGGTGGTTCCGACAGCGGTGTTGAGCCGGCGCCTAGTTCCTCGGGTCCCTTCTCCAACGCTGCCGGCACCGGTGGTCGCCGTCGTCGTCGCTCCCGTAAGACGCGTCGCGGTGGTGACTACTAAAAACGAAACTCTCTGAGTGAAAGCAACGTAATCACCGGAAACCTTGCGTAGGAAGTAAGTATCACTTAGTAAACAATGGGCGATTACCGACCCGCTGGATCTAAAGTTTGGTCACCTGAAGAGTGGGAAGCATACTCTAGGTTAGAAACCCAAGAGGCCGAGGCCGACGACGAGGCCGCCGAAGCCGCAACGCTACTCGGTAAGCTCCAGGACAGAATGGGGGTTCAACTTGGTCCTGAAAAAAAGTGGGACCACACGACCTGGCCCACAGACGAGAAATCCGAATATAAAAGACTCTTGGGTGAGTTTGGTAAGTTTAGTAAAATAGCTGGTGAGGCAAGGAATGAGCAATCAGCCCTTGTCGCGAGGTTAAAACAAAAATATCCAGCC